ATCAGTCTTCATTAACTCGCTCCAATGCGTCTGTGGGCTCTTGTGTCCAAACAAATATAGGTGTTCCTTTGCCTATATAAGCACCGGATACGTTAAACGAAAAGTATTCCACCGCCTCCTCGTGAGTCATGTCGTGTTCTTCTACAAGGATCTCAATACATTTGGCGGCATCATACGCCAATACGTTATCATCCCCACATCTTTCAGCTATACCAAGTATAGCGTTATCGAAGCCATCAGCAATCATCGCAGTCATTTACAATCTCTCCTCCAAGTGCGGCATAACCTATGATATCTACCCATGAGTCATCCTTTGTTGAGTCCTCTGCCAGTCGCGCTAACTTTAATCCAATCATACAAGCGACTACCTGCTCTGGTGTTATGCCCCTGCCTAAGATCACGCTCCATATGGTTGCTATGCGCTCGTGATTAAACTTAGCTGGTCCATATTCCTTGGCCCTCGGACCATTGATTAGCTCTTCTGCCTTATTCAAAAAATCTTCGCGTGTTTTCATAGCCTAAACCCATAATGTGATTGTGATTCGATAATATGCAAAGACTTTTTGGCGCGAGTTAAACCCACATAAAACGTCCGTACCTCGGAGTCTTGATCCATGCTTTCAACACATGCTCTAGAGGAATCTAACAGTAAAGCGACGTTATCCGCCTCGCCACCCTTTGCTTTGTGAATCGTCGATATCTTGATCCTCGGGGTCCCCGTCAAAATAGACTCCCCCATACGACGTACTGATGTAATGTATATTCGTTCCTTCTCGCTTACCTTCAGTACTTCGTGCCACGGAGTCTCCTTGTTCACATACGGGGAGAACAGGTCTTGAATATCTGTTAGCGTGTAAGTTTGTTCTGCGTCTAAACTTGCGAGTTTCTTCCTGCCACCTCTGACGGCAGCGTCTGGGACTATTAATGTAGATAGCTTTTTCAATTCCTGTGCAGACAGTGCTTGATCCTTGCATAGTTTTAACCATACCTCGATTCCGGTGAGAACATTAGGGGAAATGGACCAGCCGGAACCTTCACGCCAAAACAGGTATCCTTGCTCTTTAATTGTGGTTGCGATCTTGTTAGCAATGAAATTGGTACGGGCTAAAATTAGCCACTCTCCGGCTGTTAAGTCCACATCTAGGATATCACGATGCCAGACCACAGTGCCAGTTTGATCTTTAGGTTTCCAAACTTTTTGTTGTCTTGTACGAAGCCGTTTTACAAGAGAATCCGCAATGTTATACACAGACTTAGGGAGTCTATAAGACTTGTCTAGCACAATCTTATTTTCGGATGCCCTTAGAAAATCTCCGACATTTACACCCATCCAAGAGTAGATGCATTGATCGTCATCGCCAGCAAAATATATACGCTTTGCCTTGGGTTTGATTATCTCGTGAACCATCTCCCACTGTAGCGGGACAAGGTCTTGCGCTTCGTCTACAATAAGGACATCAAGGTCAGGGCTGTACCCTTGGACGATGAATTCTTCAATCATGTCCACGAAGTCTACCTTGTTTGTTTCCTTCTTATAATCCTTGATAACTTGATCAACTACTTTTAGCTGCTGGAAATATAGCCTCCAGTCATCGGTTATCCGAAACTGCTCCTCCAATGATCTGCCAGTAACCCTAGCCATCTGTATCATTGACAGGTAAGCGTCGCCGCTTTTTCCTGCGGTAAATAAAACCCCGTCCTGCATAGTTAACGAAGAGTTTGAAGAAAACTCTAACCCTACAAGGTTTGCTATCTTTGAGTAGTCGGAGCCACGCAGCACACGTTCTTTGGTTAACCCAAGGCAATGATACGCGAACGAATGTAAGGTTCTAAACCAAACCATTTGTCCAACATCCATGCCTAACTTTTCTGCTGCCCTTGTCCGCGCTTCTTCCGCAGCCTTACGACTGAACGAAACAAATGCTATGGACTCTGGCTTNGTGCCNCTGTCCAACTCCTTCTGTACAATGTTAATNAACNGTGTTGTCTTGCCCGTGCCCGGNGGTCCNAAGATAGTTGTTTCCATTAGAACGGCACCTCACTATCTTGGACCACGATCGCCGGAACAAGGACCTCACTATTAAATGCAGGAACCCACCACACACGAAGAGGCTTACTATCCCCTTTTGTAGTCTTAAATCTTTTAAGACCGTTAGCCGTGCTACCGGAGTTAAGCTCTTTCAAACGCTCTTGTATTTGACCACGACTGTACGTTTCAAACTTGTTATTACGCAGGTACTTCATTAACGCTTCTATCTTGAAGTAAGTCATGTTGTCCTCCTCGTCAGTGAACGGTTTGCCAAGAGTAATCTCTTCGGCTGACTGAGCTTGCACCCTGCCATCACAAAACCCTTCAAGAAGATCCATGAACTGACCCTTGTATGTAAGTTCTTCAGGGACCTCAATCTCGCTCATGTCTTCCATCATTATGGAAACAATCTGCTGCCAAGTATCCATCTTCATCATCGGCGGCATCTTACGGATCTGTTCCATGCAAGCTTTTTGAAATCTCTGTGGTGTCTGCAAGTCATCGGTTGTTAGCTCGACACGTTGTCCAGCTACGTCACAAAACCACACAGGCGGCTCTGACTTAACAACACATAACCCCGACACATCCATGTTTGATACATGACTGCCAATACCAAACTTTTTTGTCTTGCAAAGTGTTTTGTTGCAAAAACTTTTAAGTGGCTCTTGATCGCACGGGAATCCATACTCCTTCTTCTCATGCTGGTTCTGGATCGTTACGATCTCTGACGCTGGCAGGGAAGGAGTGCAATACTTACTGTTAATTTCTTCGAGTCTGGCTTTCCAGTTCTCGGGCTGCTCTTTCTTGCAACCCACGGCTGCTGCAAACATAACTGTGTTGCGTGTGCCTTCGGGAATCCCCTGTCCGAACATACATGCCAGACAGGGGGCCCAATCCTTAAACTCGTCAACCTGTTTACCAAATGTCAAACCAACAAAGCCATCCGGTGATACAGCCCTCTCGTCAACAAGAGTAAGGAATTCTTCTAACGACGCTGGCTCTCCGTCTTCTTTAATCGCGTAGCGGAGAGTTTGTTTCTCATCAAAGTACGGCAGGTTAATAAAGTTCCCCACATCACCACGCTCGACAAGAATTTGTTCTTGCTTTGGGAAAATTTCACAGCCGCCATAACCAAGTACGGCAGAAATCTCTGAAGCTTTATCACGGAACTCTCCTGCATTTATGTGCTCTTTAAAAAAGAAAAATATATGTGCCCCACCAGACTTTGAACGACACACCACTGAAGGTACTTTTAAGCCGCGCAACTTTTTGTCCAGTTCAACAACGTCCAGCGGGTATTGATCAATATCCAACGCACCAAACTTGCAGTTATTCTCTTCGTTAATTGGGATAGAGCCAACACCATTGGAGCCTTTTAAATGCTCCTCGACTAGCTCTTCCGTCAGTGGTTTGCGAACGATGAATGACTTGGCTTTTTGTTTACCAGCCCTTCTCTCATTCGATATCTGTGTCTGTCCATGCGCCGCGCTGAATCCTTCAAACGCAGCCATGAACCTTTTTAAATAGGTCATGGTTTGCCCCTAGTTGGTTTGGGGTGGTGAAGGGAGGTACACCACCCCAAGAGGTTTAAAACGGTACGTCTAGTTCCTCTGCCGCCTGCTGTTTTTCACCAGTACCCGTCTTAATATCACCAGCCCTAAAGGAATCATACATTTGTTGAGCCTCCTTCTGCGCTGCTACAGGAACGTCACCTAGCTCCATCTTATTTACCGCGAAGTTGAACCACGATCCCTTGTCGTTGGTTTCCTGTACGGTAGTTATCTTCCAAGGCACTGCCCACATAGGCGGGTTAAACAGTCCCTTCTCTGGGTGCATTATCTTTAGCCCAGCCATCTTGGTGTTCCACTGCTTGGCAACCTTCATCTGTGTCTTCTTCATGTCACAGATCATCTGTGTGGTAGCACCATCCTTGTCTACCCCAAGCACTAGAAACTGTGCCACGCGAACAAGCTCGTTGCCGGAAGGCAGCATTTCGTTTGCACCTACACGCTCAGTGTTGCGAATATCTGGGTGACCAGCTTCTATCTCACCCATAAAATTACCACCTGCTTCGCGGAGTTGAAACTCCAGAAACTTTGTGGTGTAGGCACATACTAAAACATTAAGCCCGTCATCTGCTTCCCAGACTTGACCAGTCACGGTGTTGAAGATATCCCCTGCCGACGCACCCTTGATGTACTTTGCGTCCGTCTTTAAAAGCTGGGGCGACAAAGGTTGTAAGATCCGTAGAAATGGGATCTGCATATCCTCTACACCAATTTGATCCATGCCCTGACCTGCGCTATCGAACAGGTCATCCATTATGTTTGCCACTGCTGTGGACTTTGCTTCTGCTACTTGTGTATCAGCCATTTTATTTAGTTCCTCTTAATTTTAGCTTCAGTGCCGACATAGATACCGAATGTATCAAAGTCGATTTCTTGACCAGATTCAATACGCCCCTTCACCCAAGCCTTTAAAGTCTGCGGATGAACGTGAGTCTTATGTGCTGGGTCAAACCCCTGATTGCGAAGGTCATCGATCACCGCACCAGCCATGTTATCCTGACCGACGTTGAACGAAACTGTTACATCATTTTTTATAATGTCGCCTTCACCAATAGAACGTAGCCATGAAAAAGCTTCGTCCCTTTTTTCATCAGTGATCCTAGCATGCACAAACTGACGGAGTGCTACCTTATTACCATCAACGGTAATACTATCCATGCCCATCTCTTGCATAAGAGATGGTATGTCTTCTTCGTTTACTTTTCTTTTCTTGAACTTTAGATCCTTCAGATACTGCTCTGCTTGTGCAATCTCTTCATCGATCTTCATAGACTCACGGATCAGAGTAGACAATGTGCTACCCTTCTCACCGCTTACTTTGTCGAACTTACCGGCATCGACTTCCTCGTCCATTAGCGAGAATATATCGCTCATCTTTCTGTCTCCTTCGTTAAAGTTTAACCCCTTCGGGTGTGAGGCACTGTACCTACAACAATAGGTGCAATGTAGTCAAATTGTTTTTTAAGCTCTGTTACTAACAGCTTCTGCAATCCTTGCTTCAGAGTTAGAAGCATCTATCGATGCCATGCGTACCAAGTGTGCCACTTGTTTGGAAACACTACGGTCATTGACCTCTGCCATTTCACGCAAAGCCCCGTACACATCCACTGAAACAGCAACTGATTTCCATTTTGTTGTATCCAACGCTTTACCTCCACGGTATTAGATGTTAAGTTGCCCCAACTTATCCTATAAATACTTTTGAGGTCAACTAAATAATGCGAAAAAATAAAAAAATAAGTGATGGTCCCGATTATAAAATAGCAATGGGTAAACGATCTGAACTTCTTGCTGCTGATTACTTAATTATGAAAGGTTGTTATGTATACGCTCCTTATATTGAACAGGGCCCAATCGATTTAATAGCGTTAGACCAAGAGGGGGTAGAACACCGCTTCGATATAAAGACCGTTTCCCGCCGCAGTGACGGAACAATAATCTCAAGAGCCAGAACCGACCTTCAACGAATCCTTGGCGTTCAAATACTTTATGTTTGCCTCGACACCTACGAAGTTCACCGTT